AGATTGCGTGGATTTTTCAGTCGCCGTATCATCCGGTCAAGGACATTCTCCGCCATCAGTACCCCCCGAACAGGCGGCTCGGCTTCGATGTCCTCACCGTTCCCACCTGCTTTCCTTCCGCCGTCGCAGTCCCGCTTGTGTCGGGATAGTCGCCGTAGGCGGCAAGCACAAGGTCTTTCGCCTTGAGCCGCAGCTCCTTCGCACCCTCCACATTCCCCAGCGCAAGGTGCAGCTCCGCGATGGCGTTGACCAGCGTTATCTCTCTCATGGTCGCGTCGTCCAGGGTGTATTCCAGCCCGAACCGCCGGATTATCGCCAGCACGTATATTTCCGCCCGGTCAATTGCATTCTGCACGAATGTGCTGCTTCCGTCAGAGAGCTGCCTGTAGAGCTTGTCCGACAGGCGGTTCTGCACCTCCTGCACCGTTATCGCCGTTCCCGGCACCGCAGGGGCTTCTGTGTCCGCATCCTCTTCAACAGGGATGTCTTCTATATTAATTTCATCAGACATGTTCTCCTCCAAATAAAAAAGGCAGGGTCTTCACCCTGCCTAATCTTAACTCATTCAAAGGCTGCTCCGGCTACCCCTGTGGGGCGGTCTGCCAGCTCAGTCTTCCCATTTTTTGCTATAATCACGCCGACTTGAAGGTTGCCTGAACCGTCTTCGCCTCGTCGATCAGGATCGTATACACACCGTCTCCGATGTCCACCACTTCGGCTGCGTCCGTTCCTGCCCATGCGTCAAACACATAGCTTGCGCTTGCCGGTGTCGGATAGAGGTACACAAGAGTTCCCTCCGGCACTGTGTCGCCTGTGGTTATCGCCACTCCGTCAACCTTGGCGGCAAGCGTTCCGTTGCTTCCTGCGGAGAATGTCACGGCATACTGCTCGATCTCGTACTTGCCCCATGCGATGCCCTTGAGGTTCGGCAGTGGGAAAGGCTTGCTCTTTGAATAGATGGCAGTCCCCCTGTGTCCGTCGCTCTCCTCTGTGAAGGAATAGAACGGCACTGCCTCTCTCTGCACTGTGTCATCCAGCTTGCAGAACGGCAGCTTCTGACCTGCGTTCACCGCACGGCATACGATCTCGCCTGTGCCGCACAGAGACTTTGTAACCTTGTTGCCGCTTGCGTCCGTGTCCACATAGCTGTCGTTGTCCTGGTACACCTTGTAGGAGCCAAGCATGAGGTAGCCGTCCCTCACGTTGTCCTCTTTTTTTGCCGCCTCAAGCAGTGCGACCATCTTCGCGTACACGTCGGCTGCGGCGATGAACTCGATGTCTCCGCCTACGCGCTTTCTTACTATTGTCGCAAGCCTGGTCAGGTCGAACACCGCCTTGGTGATGTTCAGCTTGCCCAGATATGTGCCGAAATGCACCGTCTGCACGCTTCCGTAGCTCACCTGGTACTTCACGAGGTCTGCGCCGGACTTCATCATGTAGTTGATCGCTCCCTTGTGTGCCTGGCAGCAGAGTGCGTTGATGGTGTTCCTCACCATGTCGAAATGCTCAGAGATGTACTGGTCCACGATCTGCTGCTTGCCCATCTCGGTCGCCCTCTCGTAGTCGTCCATCTCCGTAGCTCTGATCATGTCGTCGATCTCGATCGGCATAGGCACGATGTCCGACACATCCACCCCGTGCTTGGGTCTTATTCCCGAATCGCCGCGGAGCACCACCGGCACGTTGCCGTACTCCCTCTTGATCTCAGACGCGCTTATATGTGTCGAGTTGTGCAGCGGTCTGTTCTTGAAGTAGGCAGATGCAAGCGAGCTGTTCTCGCTCTTCTGTCCCACGACCCTTTCCACATCCTGTGGCTTGATGATAATTGCCATGTTTCCTCCCTTTTACTCGTAGTCGCTGGAATCCCAGCCGCCCTGTTCAAGATACAGCCCTGTATCCGCCAGCTTTCCCAGCAGTGTGCTGTTAGGCGCTTCCTGGCTTGAATTGAGCAGCCTGGACTGTGCTACAACGCCATGCACGCAGACAAGCCTCTTCTGTGCATTTGCGTTGCCCTCGTGGTCTTCCGCCAGCACCGCAACCGGTGTGTCGCTGTTCCCTGCGGCGGCATACACGCCGTCCGAAATCTTGAGCACTGTGCCGGCCTTGAGTGCCGTCGCGCTGCTCACCTTTCCGCCTGTGATGACCGGCGGATGACCCGGCAGTATCACGCCGCGGTCGAAATTCAATTCAATGTCTGCCATTCCTTCCTCCTAGAATTTACTTGCAGCCTTTGACCAGTCCGGGGCTTTGCCGTCCGAACCGGCGTCCGAATAGTTGAATCCTGCGCTTCCTGTCTTCACAGGGGCAGGGGAAGCCATAAGGACATCCTCGAACATGTTGAGGGCGCATCCCTCCACTTCCTTGTCGCCGTCTGCATAATTGAATGCAGGAATCGCCACAAGCTGCTCCGCAAGAGCGTTTACCTTCGCCTTCACTCCGGCAGGAACTCTGTCGGCGACAGCCTTCATGAAGCTCTCCAAACGTCCCTTGCGGCCTGCAGCCTCGTTCGCCTCGAACTTCTTCATAAGTTCCTCGTGCCTCTTCTCGAGGTCTGCAAACTCCTTGGACTTCTCGCCGGATGGCGGCTCTGTCTTTCCGCCCGCCTGCTTCTTCAGGTCTTCCAGCTCTTTCTTGATGTCAGCATTCTCTTTCTCAAGAGCCTCCATCTTCTTTTTTTCTTCGTCTGTCATCGAGTCCTCCTTGTACTCTATGCTGTCTTCATAAGAGAAGATTTCCTTCTCTTCCTTGTCCCCGTAGGAGACACCTACTTCCACAAGCCCCGGTATCTTGGGCGGTACGCTGCCGCATAGCGCCAGATGGTGCAGGTATCTCTTGCCGGTCGCCGCCTCCTTCGGGATGGATACGCTCCACCCCTGGTAGGCGCCTTCCTCGTACACTTTGTCCATCGCCTCTATCAGCTTCACGTCGCCCACCAGCTCCACCCCCTGCTTCTTCTTCACCTTGAAGACATCGAGGATAGAGCCGAACTGGGGCATCTTGTCGTCATACGCCATCGAGTGGCCGATCGCTACAGGCGGCCGCCTTCCCGGGAAGGTCTCGACCAGCTCGTCGATGTCCTTCTCGGTTATGGTTGATCCGTCCTGCCCGAACGTCCCTGTCCGGCATAAGACCCATCTTCTGACTTTGCTCATGTCTCGATGATAAACTTCCGCAGCAGAAAAACTCCTTTGTCAGGAGAGGGGGAGAGGGCTTTATTGTCATAATCTGTAAAAAATGCGCTCTACGGCATTTTGTTCGGACTGGATGATATATTTGCCGTTTTTCGCCCGAAAGTCGCTCTACGGAAAATTTCAACGGGTTGTTCAACGGTTTAGGGGTGTGGATGGAAGTCTGGTTTTGTTTTCAGAAGATATTTCAGGGATGGATTTCTGATTTTTTTGCATTCAGTTGTCAAGGATTTCTTGACAGGTGGGGGCTGGTTGTGGTTTATGCCTTGAAACTTGCCCACTCGGGTTTTTCTTTCTTGAAGAGTTCTACCTGCTCAGGGGTCAACTTATGTGGGTAGTCCGTCCAGAGATTGAATATGTTTTTTTTGTCGAATGAGAAAAGAACCTTCCCAAAGCTGACACGTTCGCACATATTTCCAGGAAGAAGCTCTAGCTCTTCCACCCTCCAGATCTTATCGGTTTTATTATCCTTATAAAAATTAACGAACACTTCCGGCAGCTCCTTTCTTCTGTGCGGCCAGATTTGTGTTTATATATTCCATCAGGTTCATGTAGATATTATTACCCGAAAAACTGGAGATGTCAATAAGAGTTGTTGCGGCCATAGCTTTTAGTCCATGTGTTACATAGCTCTTCTGTGCAGAGAACCTTTTCTTAAGTGTATCTTTTGCAAAAATCTTGAATCCATTGTCCTTTGGTTCCGGCCGCTGTAATTCCAAGTATCGTAATTTGCCCTGCTCCTTCCTGACAATAGCAGCGTGCTGACCGCAGGCAAAATAATACTCCTTGCCGGCTTCGACGTTTTCTAGAACTCTTTTAGCACCTTCAAAATCGCTGTATTGTTTCTCAATCCAAGACCTGACGCCAGGCAGACCTGCTATTGCCGCAATATTCCCATCGAGAGAAAAAACGTTGCGGCTATATCCGTCCCTGTAATCCGTCACTGCCCAGCCGTTTTTATTGGCGGCATAGGCGAACGCCAAAGAAGAACAAGACCCTACTGTCAGATCTCCGCCTTCAAGTCGGGCTATGATGTCAGACTCGCTGTCATTCTTGTTGATAGGTTCAATAGCTTTTCTAGGCACTTTGTAATAATCGAGCTGTTTTTTTATAGAAAGTTCGCCGAAGATTTTCTCCTCTGATTTAGTCATTTTGTAATCCGGCTTTTCTACTGCCAGCTTCTCCCTCGCCGCCTCGATCTCCTCCTGCACGCCGTACCGCTGGGCCTGTGCCTTCATGCCTGAAAGCTCCTCCCACCAGCTGTCGCCCTTGGTCGGCGCAGAGCCGAATCCCTTTGCAGGGGTGTAGGTCTTCTCATTTTTTATTGGAGCATATTCTTCCGGCAGCTCGTCCCTGTCGTATATCGCCCTCAGCGTGGATCGGCAGTTGAAGTGCAGCGGCGGCGTGTGGGTGTCCCAGAACGGATCGCCGTACGGTCTTATGATCCTTGCCTCGGAGAGCTTCCTGCAGATGTCCGTCTGCCTATCGTCCTCAAGACCCACGAACTCAAGCGCAAGAGGCTGTGTAGCCTCGAATCCCAGAGCCCTGCCCACGTTGTACGATGTCTGAATATTTGTCCTGTACACGGTCTCCCAGTACCACGGCTTGCCGGTGCCCATCCCCACGGCGTCCAGTATCTCCCTGTCTGTCTGCTTCAGGAACGTGCTGAATCCGGTCTTCTCCTTCATATTGTCCGCCAGTGCCTTCTTCACCCTCTCCAGTATCGCACCGTCCGCTATCCTGCCCACGGTGAACGCCCTGAACCGCTCCTTGTCAGAGAGCCTGTAGTATTCCTCCGCCTTCATCGGCATCTTCTTGGTCATGTACTTGACGGCCGCCTCGAACGGCAGTGCCTCTATCTCGAAGGAGCTGTATTCGCTCCTGTCCAGCGCGTGGTCCGCCCCCATCAGCAGCGACTTCATAAACAGCTGCGCCGCCGTTCCCATCGCCGCATAGTCGGCAGGGAGTGTCTTATGTGTATTGAGTATGTCAGGATTCTTCTCGCACTGCCGCACAAACTCGCGTATGCGCTCTGCATAGCTTCTGCCGATAATCCTCTGCGCCTCTGCCGCCAGCCTGTCCAGCTTCCGGCCGTAGATTTTCTCAGCGATTATTTCCGGCCGTGCCTCTGAAAAAAAAAAGATGCGTCCTTGCCCTCGTCGCCGAACATCAGTCCATTCTGCTGCTTGACAAATTCATCCTCTTTATCGGCCGGCTTCGGCAGGTGGTACTTCTCGTACAGTGCCGCAAGCGACACCGGCACGCCTCTGTCTATGGCATCGCGCACCTGTTCCCAATCAGCGTAGTCGGTGGAGTCTATGTCATACTGCGGCGCATCCTCTCCTGGGAAGTTTATCCGCACGAAGGAATCGAAGAGTTTCTGCACGGTCTTCTGCAGCTGGTAGGCATCCTGCTTCACGATGTCGGAGAAAGTCTTCTCATGCACCGCAGCGTTCGCCTGTGTGCCGTACTGCGTCTCGTTAGTCGAAAGGTTCTGTGCCGTTATCGAGTATGCAATCTCGGCATTGCACGTCTTGACCAGCGTGTCAAAGTCGTTGATCGCACTCTGCACAACCTGTATGTCGCGTACATTGCCGAACGCCCCCGAAGATCCGCTCTCCATGTCGCGCAGCATCTCGGCAAGATCCTCCGCCCTCTTCTTAGCCTCGGCATCGTTCTTTGTCTCGAAAATCGCAACAATTGAAGGAACTCCTATCTTCTCCGCGGCCGTGAGCCAGAACTTGAAGCCCATCTTCTTGAACTTCCACGGCCAGTATGCCATCTTGAGGACAGGCGAGCCCCACACGTTGCCGTCTCCGCAGTCGCGCCTGTGTACAAGGAACTTGTCGCCGTCGTCCAGCGGCGTGTTGGTGGAGGCAAGCACCGGAACACCGTACTTCACACTTGAACACCTTGGAAATGTCACGGCAGTCCTCGGAATAGGGATGAAGCTCTCGGGGATGTAAAGCCCGTCCCTCAGCTCCCAGCAAACCTCGACCATGCTTATGCCGAACGGCACGGCGTTCAGGAGGATGTTGTTCAGGTCGAACAGTCTGTTGAAGTCAAGGGCTTTCCGGCACGCGTCGGCGACAGCCTTGTTTCCGGTGTCCGACATCGAGCCGTTGAGCAGAAGCACCTTCGCCTTGCGGTCCTCGATGAGGGAGCCTGTCCTTGCGTCGGTCATCATGTCCGAGAATATCTTCGTGCTTTCCCCCACGGAAGAAAGCCAGTCGGAAGTGTCGTCCATGCACTGCACTATGGAACGGAATCCGTTCAGGTCTATCACTCTGGAAGTCAGTCTGTTCTTGTCCATCTTTATCCTCTCTGTTCAGATTACAGCTGTTGCGGCGGAAAAAGCCGTCACCAGTAGAACCCCTTGTCCTTCCTCTCCCTGCGGATCGGAACGAATGTAGGGGCAGGGTCAAGGCTGCAGTTGACCCATGCGTATACGGCAAGCATCGCAGACACCGCGCTGTCTCCGTGCCTCTTTGCCCTTGCCACCCTGTCGACGGTATGCACGTCAGGTATCACCGGCACGCCGTTCTTGAGCGTCACTATCCCGAAGTCAGCCTTCACATATTCATCATCAGGCACAAGGAAGATATTCTCTTCCAGATACGCCTTCAGCTTTGCCAGCCATTCCGCGTAGATTCCGGTCGTAAGCATCACCTGCACGGCCGCCCCCGGGTAGGCAAGCATCGCCGACTCGCTTATCTGCTGGCCGTTGCCCCTCGAGTCTATCGCAAATCCGCCCAGTATGTGCCTGTCGGCTGCAAATCCCAGTATCTCAAGCACCGCCTGTTCCTGCTCCTTGAAAGGGCAGTTCTTTATCTCTATATAAAGCCTGGTCTCCGGCTTCTTCTCGCACTCCTCTGCAAGCCATACGGTGGTAAGGTCTCCGCTCCTGGCAAAGTCCATCCCCCCGAACATAAGGCCGGAGAATGCACCCAGCACAGGGAACACCTCGCTTGCAAGCCATCTGTGTATCTTCTCATGCTTGCGCTCCGCCGCTTCCCAGAGGAATGCATCCGTGAGGTCAAGACGCACTATCGGTATCTCCGCGCTCCGCCTGTCAAGCAGCGGCCGTGAGAAGTACTTGCTCCCGGCTCTGTTCGGGACTACATTAAGCTCCTCGTCAAGGTTGTCGGCGTATATCCCCCGAATCTTCTCCACAAAGGCTTTCTCGTCCGCCTTGCTCCACTTTTTGCCCTGCTTAAGGCAGATCTTCTTGTACAGTCCGTCCGCTATTGCGTCGTCAAATGTGGTGTGGTGCAGGCTCCAGTACTTTCCTTCGTCAGTCTCCTTTATCTTCTTGCACAGCAGGTTGAAGGGGTTGTCCTCGCCGTTGTGCGTGGAAAGAACTATGAGCTGTCCACCCCATATCAGAAGGGCCTGTGCAGCCTTGATGACTTCGTCGAACTCCATGCAGAACGCAGCCTCGTCAAAGACCACGCGCCCCTGCTTGGATCTCAGCACATGCGCACGGCTCGGCATTCCCACGATCTCCTTTCCGGAATCGAAGGTTATTCGGTATATCGTTATGTCCTTGTCCTCATCCTTGACAAGGCACTCCTCCACCGACGATGCCGCCTCTCCGACGAGCCTAGCCCACCACGCCGCATCGTAGACGAACTGCCGTGTCATGTCCTTGTCGTAGGATATGTAGTAGGTGTTCTGTCCGTCCGATGCAGCCGCTTCCAGCACGGAATACAGCGCCTCTATCCACGACGCACCGATACGCCGGCTCTTCTCCCATACCTTCTGGCCGCACCGGTCTGCCATCCAGTCCTTCTGGTATGGCAGCAGTATGTCCTGTGCGCTCTTCTCACTCGTCTTTCTTGCCATTCTTCGCCACCGGCAGACCGAGTATCTTCACCTTGATCTGGTTGATTGTGCCGTCCGAAAGCCCGGCTTTGCGTGCCTCTTTTTCCGCAGCTTCCGCCGCCTTGAACAGCCCCTGCTTGTATCCCTTTTCGAACTCCAGCTTGACGCGTGAGATCTTGGTCTGGGAATCCGTCATCTTGGTTATGGCCTGCAGCAGCTGCATAGGCTTGAGCTCCTCGAAGTTCTCGAACTTCTCAAGCTCCTCCGCCAGCTTCACCGTGGCAAGCTGCACCGACGCCTCGTTCAGCTCGTAGCCCGGCACCTTGCGCAGCTCCTGGATCAGCAGGGCAGCCTTCTTGACGCTCGCCTTGAACTTCTGCGCCTGCTTCTCTGCCTTGACGATCGCCCTGCCTACCCCGCTCTTGGACACGGCATAGCCCTCGAGCCTCAGCTTGTCCGCAATGGCGGCGTGCGTCATGTTGTCTGTCTGGACCATCTCAAGGATTCTTTCTACAAGTCCCTGGATCTCTATGTTGCTCTTCCTTGGCACCTCACACCTCCTTCTTGCGCTTTACCTCGTCAAGGCTTTCCCTTATATACTTGATGTCAGCCTCAAGCCGCCCCATGAATTTTGCAAACTCCACGGAGATCTTGCCCTGTGCATCCTGCAGAGCTTTTATCTCCGTAGAATGCCGCAGGCATTCCCGCTCTATTGTCGAAATCTGGCTGTCCTGCCGCCCCTTTGTGACACCGCTCCTGACGAGCAGCGTCACAAAGCCCACTATCGATGTCGCTATCCCAAGAAGGCTGCACACTGTACCCCAGTTGGTCATATATTCTCCTCATCTACCACGGATCAGGCTTCTCAGCGCTCCCACCGTCATCTCCTCCACGGCAACCGCCGCAGCAACCACAGCCGCACCCTTCCATATCGCAGCCTTGCGCCTCTGCTTCGTGCAGTATCGCTTCAATTCTTGATATTCCTGCCTCAAGCCTTCCAGCTGCTTCATAAGCCTCTCCGCTTCCTGCTTCAAGTTTAGCACTTTCTCTTCTGATTTCTCCAATGCCAGAGCGGCTTCTCCCAATTCGCTCTCCAGCCGTTCGCACCTGCTGAGAAAGCTCCTCGAGCTCTCCAGCCATATCGCCGACTGTGCCCTCAGCCTCTGCACTTCGCCTCTCATACTCTCCAGCGTCTGGAATATCTCCTGTGCAGAAGAATCCGGCAAGCACAAGCCCCAGCACCAGACCGGCACCCAAAAGAGCAGGCATGACAAGATACAGCTTCTTCTCATTCATCCTTCCCCCCGATCTTCTCCAGCACCTTGCTCGACAGCTTGTCTATGTAGATTGATGCATAGACAGGAGTCCACAGCACCACAAGCACGCCGCCCACCGCCAGGATCTCCCACACCGTCAGCCCGAACGGCTTCTCCGTAACCAGCCCCCACGCCGCCTTCAGCAGCGTAAGCACCAGGATGAACACCGTCGCCCCGATTATCGTCCACTTGCTTAAAGTCTTTGCCCCCGTGTCCATCACGCAGACCTCCTTACCAGATGACCCCATTTGCCCATGCAGCCGGAAGGCTTGCACAGCCTCTTCCAGTCCTCGAACGGCATGAACACGCTCTTTCCGCGCTTGTTGCGGTAGCCGGTGGTGTAGTCGCCCCAGCTGTCATCAATGAAGAAGCCGTCGACATCCTTGCCGTCCTCGCTCTTGTAGCCGATGATTGCAATCACGTGGTTGATCTTGCGTCCTGCCTCGGCATCGTGGAACAGGCCGCTCATCACCGCCGCTCCGCCCTCGTCAAGGCATTCTTTGAGCGACGCAAGCGACACCCCTGCGCTCCAGCTCACGATCTCCCTGTCTCTCTTCACACCCTTGGATTCCAGCCACCTGTTCGTCCCCAGCGCAAGCAGCTTGTGCCACTCGTTCGGCGGCGTCTTACCGGCAGGATCTATCTTCTTCCAGCATTCAATCACCTCGGGACACCGCCTGATGAACCGCATCAGGTCATCCTCCGGCTGCACCCCTGCATCCACAAGGGAATCCACATCATACCCGGCAGCCGACAGAGCCGCCACCATCGCCGTCACATTGCACGCCGCACCCGGCGACTCCCTGTTGTTCCGCTGTGTGTAGTAGGGCAATCCGCCCCCGTTATTCTTTACCATAGTCTACTCCTTGTATCCAGTAGACCACATCTGACATGCAGCAACAGCCTTGCCAGAAAGGGGCAGAGAGAGAAATCCTTAACTTTTTTTATTATAAGAGGGGATAAAAAAAGCCCCAGAACGGGGCTCTTGTGGGAAGGTCAGGGTAAATTATCCTTTCTGTATCTTCTTAAGCTGTGATTTTAGGATTTTCCCTTTTTTGTCAGGCTTTTGAACAGCCACATAATCTATGTGCATTATTCCGAGGGAACTCTAAACGATACAACGGTTCGCTTTCCTGCATTTGTAATTGAGAAGTCCCCTATTGTTATGATGTCCATGCCTATAAGTGCCCCCAGACCATCATTGCCGTCAAAATCCGAGACCCTTACACCGCCTATTACAATGCGGTTTGGAAGCAAAATGTCTATGATATAGTCGTTGCAATCTACAATTCCTGCGGCTGTATGATGTCGACTTATTCCTATTGGTTTCAGCCCCAGTTTTTCTGCAACATTTTTTGATATACAGGTTGTTGTTGCGCCCGAGTCCCAAACCGCTCGTATTTGTGCCTGTTTTCCCTCCGCCATTACCTGTATATCGGTATAAATAGCATTCAGCAGTCCGGAGTTGGCAGTAAGGGTGAATGCCTGATATTTCATGCCAGAGCATACCTGTTGGTGAAGTAATATTCCGTATCAGCTTCTTCAGTCCGGCATCGCTGGACTATATAGGTGCCAAGGTCAAAACCCTTCGCCTTCATCGCATCTATCGCTTCCTTGTCGGATTTAAAATATCCTATAACCTGTTTGTCTTGAATGACGACACGCTCATTGTTGGCATGACCTTTGATTATGTCGTCCCTCTTGAGCTGAAACCAATCATAATCTGCTTTTCTGTCATACATTTTCATTTCTCCTGCTTAAAGTATATCTACACAGACAGAATCTGTCCACCCCCGATATATGGGGGTGGGTGCAATCACACCTTCCGCACCACGGCGCACCGCACCCTGCCGATCATCTCCGCATCCCCCGTCCTGCACGCATAAGCAGGGTAGAGCGCATTGTCGCTTATAACCTGGTAACCCCCCGGAGTAAGCACCACACGCTTTACGAACAGGCTCTCCGCCGTCCGTATCACATACACACCGTCTCCGCTCCACCCTGCGCTGTCGCATATCACCACATCGCCGTCCGCAAGCGTAGGATACATGCTGTCGCCCCTCACCGTAAGCGCGCTAAGCCCCTTGATATGCGCCACCGCATCAGGAATCGAAATATAGCGCGCCACCTCGCCGCTCTCTAGCTCCTTCCCCTCTCCTGCGCTCGCCTGTGCATCCAGAAACGGAATCAGCGCAGTAGTGTCTGCCGCCGCCGGCTTGGCGGCAAGCTCAGGCGAACCCTCGCCGGTGATGAAATAGTTTGGATTGAGACCGTGGTTGTACAATGCACCAAGCAATGTGCGAGGCAACCCAATAGTTCCTTTTTTGAACTTGTGCAAAGTACTGTTTGATAAGCCTAATTTTTTCTCTGTTTCTGCTATTGAAGAGCCGAAAAAACAAAGTAGTCGCTCCACGATTTTTTCATTTTCCATAAAATCTCCTAAAAAATTTGCACATTTGCTATTGACAATTTGCAGATATGCAATTATAGTTTAGAAAAAGTGCAAATAGCAAAAACTATTAAACAGTGGCAAAAATGCCTAATAAAAATAGTAAGTGCTATTTTATGTTTTTTAAGGAAAATAAGCAAGGAGGAATATGCGTAAGTTGCCGGCAAATGTAATAGAAGAACGCCTGGCATTCGCCAGAAGCGTGGACTGGGACTCCGGTGTCTGTGCCGTGCGGTGGGGGGTATCTCGAGAGGCGGTTGGTTTTTTCAGAAAAAGGCACGCTCCGGATGTCAAGATCAAGCGCGGCCGTAACTCAAGGCTCAGCCCGGCGGTAATCCTACAGCGGATGGAGTTTGCCGCACGGTACGGCTACGACACCACTATATGCGCCGAGGAATGGGACATAGAGCCGGTATGTGCGGCGGCGTTTATCCGCAGACACAGAGGAAATGTCAAATTTGCAAAGGGCAGCTCCGTTGCCAAGCCTGTTCTACGCCCGCCAAAACCGGAATATGAGAACCAGGATCTTTTTGACCTGCACGTCCTCGAGGCAGACGACTACTGCGCCAAGTATCACGTAACCAAGCCCACCTACTACGCCAGGTGCAAAAGCTACAAGGGCGTCAGGGACATACCCACGCCCAGAATAAGACGCCGGTGGGCAGCTGAATTGGAAGCAAAATTATAAGGAAAAAGGAGATAACAATGGCAGTACAGAGAATGGTCTACATAGCAGGACCAACCACAGGAAAGAAGGACTACCGCCGATCGTTTGACGCGGCAGAGATTCTGCTGGAAGAAAAGGGCTACAAGGTGCTCAATCCGGCGCGTCTCATAAGTCCCACACTCCCTTGGACAGGCTGTATGCGCGCCGCGATCAACCTTCTGCTGCGCTGCGACACAATCTGTCTGCTTCCCGGATGGGAGCACAGCAGGGGAGCGTGCATAGAGGCAGGTCTTGCCGATACGCTCGAATACGGCGTAATCAAGATTGACAAGGAGGTAAAGCCCTGTGTCTAGAGTATTTGCAATAACACCCACACGGCACGAGGCGGCGTACATCAAGTACCTGCTGGCATCACAAGGGCAAACAAGCATGAGTGCCATAGCACGCAAAATCAAAGTCAGAGCGTCGCTTGTTGGAAACGTTTGCCGAGGTTGTCTGCACAGTAAAAAGGTAGAGAAGGCAGTGGCATCGGCGTGCGGCTACGCCGACTGGAACACAATGCTCCGCACCATCCGGGGCATGAATAGCGGCGCAGGCACGCTCCCCGCCGCATAAAGGAGGAAAGAGAGAATGATAGAAGAAAACGCATTGTACGAGCTTTTAAATATAATCCCGCAGGAAGGCTTGTGCGAGTTCTGCGTCAACCACGGCACCGATCCCGAGACATGTAGATCTAACAGCTTGCACGACTGCATGGACACGATCAGACCCATGCTGGAATCAGACACGGAGACTGCCGCATAAAGATTGCATTTTGCTCCTCCTGTGTTTTTGGTTTGTTTCGCAGCGTCCATTATATCACAGGTCGGAGCTTTTTATAACAAAAAATAAGAAAGGAGTTTTTTATGAGCGAAGAATTTAAGAAAGGATTCTGCGAGATAATCACAGACAAGATAGAGCAGATAAGAGCCACGGCTTGCCGTGCGCTGCAGGAAGGCAAGGACCCGTCCGAGGCATTGCAGGAGATCAACTCCCTCTGCTACGAAGCCAACCAGGACATCAGGGCAAACGCCTTCGTCTAACTTAGGTTTAAACTGGGTTTTCTTCATTGTTTCCCCAGTAATTCTCCTAAATATGGATCTGGTCATCCGGACAGTCAACCGGATGTTTTTTTAAGTTATCAACCTGCACGGCAGGGAAAAGGAGTTTATATGTCAACAAGAATCAAACCGAACATCCAGAAGCTCAACAGCCTGGAAGAAGTGGACGATTCCCTCAGAGAGATCGGGGAATGCGAATCAGAGCTTGCCAAGATCGACATGGCGGCGGACAAGAAGATTGCAGCCATCAAGGCAAAGGCGGCCGATGACGGCGAGCCGCTCAGAAAGCGCATAGCGGAGCTTTCCGGAATGATCGGGGCGTACGCCCAGTACAACCGCGCCGACCTCTTCCAGGATAAGAAGACCATCGAACTCAAGTTCGGCATCTTCGGCTTCCGCAAGAGCACATCCATCTCCGTCCGCAAGACAACCGTGGAGCTGCTCAAGAAGCTCGGTCTCACGGCATACATCAGGATCAAAGAAGAGCCTAACAAGGATCTCATGTCAGAGCTTGATGATGAAAGGCTCAAAGAGGTCGATGCAGTGCGCAAGGTCAAGGACGACTTCTTCTGCGAGACCAAGAAGGAAGAGGTCAACGGCGAGCTGGTAAGGAATCAGGTGGCGTAATTATCAGGGCGGCGCAAAGCCGCCTATTTATAGGAGTGAACAAAAAAAATGAATGACATCATGCCGGCAACACTTACCCTTGCAATCAGAACATGGGACTACAATAAATCAATACAGGCAATCCGGCCGAAAGTGCTCAAATGGAAGACCATCACCACGGAGCTGGCTCGTGAGTTCTGGTTTGCAAAGGAACACATCAAGCTGATCAACTCCACGCCGGAGCTACGCGAAGGCTCAACCTGCCTAAGCTGGGGCGACTACTGCCTTGCGATCGGACTCAACCGCCGCACCGTTGACGCATGGCTCAACTGCTTCACACCGGCAGAGCTTTCGGATGACGGTCAGGATCACTTGGAGCTGTCAACCGAAAGTGCCGAGGATCGCAAGCTCAAGCAGGTGGCACGCATCGAGGAGTTCAAGCACACAGGCGTAAGGCCCGACGACTGGCAGCCGGATGACGATGCAGAACTGCGCCGCCAGGCATGCGAGGATCAGGTGGCGGCAGATTCGCACAAGCGCATCTCGATACTCAACTACAAGCCGCAGTTCAAGCCTAAGTACGACTACTTCGCCGATATGCTTTCCCACGCCAAGGACATAAAGACATTCAAGCTCTCCACCAAGGATCTGCGCGACATGCAGCAGCAGGCGTTCGACGGCGTAACCGACTATCTGCTCCAGTTCAAGAACATGGACGACAGGGCAAAGGCTGCAGTCAACCTTTCCTACAAGCTCCGCCAGATAGTCAACGACTGCATGGAATCCCTTGCACAGGCGGAAGAGCCGGACACCGAACTCGAGACAATAGAACCGCAGGTGATCGTAGGCTGATATGGACGAAAAGACTGCACTCACAGCTTACGCCGCAACACCCAAGCACTCCGTCAAAGTCGCAGTGTACGACGACTGGCAGCGTCGAAGCCCGTTCCTCTCAAAGAAAGAGGCGGCGCACGAACTGTCTGTCAAGTACGGCGTATCCGTGCAGACAATATACAGATATATAGAGGAGATCCGCCGCTTCGGCTATGCTCCGCGTGTCAAGACACGCTCTCAGGGACGCAAGATCTACGCATGGTCAACGGAGGCAATCGCATTCATGCAGTCGTTCTACCTCGGCATGCGCCAGAGGGTGGGCTACTGCACCCGACGCAACGCCTACCGCCGCACCGTGCAGGAATCAGAAAAAATGGGCTGGAGCTACGGCAGCGAGCAGTCCGCCTACCTCTATCTCAGGGATATCAACTCGGCCCTCGAACTCTACGCATCAGGCGGCCGCCGCGCACTGGACAATATGTTCTACATCATGCGAGACCTCTCACCGCTGGATCCGTTCCAGATAGTGGTGGGCGACCAGCACCGCTTCGACTTCTGGTGCTTAGACGATGACGGCACTCTCTTCCGCCCCGAATGCTACCTGTGGCTGGACATGCGCACACGCCTGGTCTATGGCATCGCATTCGACCGCCACTACAATACGTCAACAGTGCTCAGGGCTCTCAGGATGGGAGTCCAGCTCTTCGGCAAGTTCGGCTCAACCTATAACGATAACGGATCTGCCGAATGCTCAGGCTGGGCGGACATCGTGGTGGAGCAGCTCCAGCTCTACGGAATGCGCTTCGGCACGGACAACGCCGACCTGTACAAACTGCAGGACGGCCGCTATGTATGCGAGGACGCCGACGGCAACGTGCTTGAATATGTCCAGAGCCGCGAGGAATGGCACAGGAACAACCGCCGAATCTTCGCCAACGTTAAGAACGCCAAGACCAAGCCTATCGAACGCTTCTTCTCTTCGCTGGAGAAGATGCTTCTTGACCGCTGTCTCCCCGGATACGTCAAGGAAGTCGGAATGTCCGCACCCGAAGAAGAAGAGGCGACACGCCGCCTCCAGTGGCAGCAGAAATCCGGCTACATCCTCACATATCAGGAGTTCGTCCGCGAGGTCGTCCTTGCAATAGACGACTATCAGGACCGCAAGCACACAAGTCTGGACAGATCGCCGAAGGAAGAACTGCAGAACGCAATCGAAGGCGGTTTCCGGCAGATATTCCTCAACCAGGCAGACATCCGCTACCTGTTCATGAACCAGACCACCGTCAAGGTGCAGGGCGACCGCATCAGGCTCAACAACCGCTGGTATCAGGGACCGGCACTCACACAGACGATGGTGCTGGAGAACCGCGGCAGCCTCGTAGGTCTTTCCGGAAAGAAAGTCTTTGTTCGCTTTGACCCGGAAGACCCGGAATCAGAAGTCTATGCGATAGATCCCCGGGACAACCGCCCGATAATCCTTTCTGCAATCGAAAAGATTCCAATGCTCGACAACGAAGCCGCAAGACAGAAGCTCGAATACAAGAACTCGCAGATCAAGGCAGTCAAAGGCGCATTCAACGCAATAGCCGGAAACAGCCACATGCTCAGCGACAACACCTTCGCACGCCCTTACCTCGAGGCAAAAGAGGCGGCACAGAAGGCAGATGCCGTTCCATCCGCGCCGACAGCTCCGCAGGTTGAACACAGCTATGCATCGGAGATAGCCGACAGGCTCGTGGAAGAAGTGCAGGTCAAGCAGAAATTCAAGCGCGTGTTCACCACCGACCGCGACAGATTCTACGATATGCTTGACCAGCTCATCGCCAATAAGCAGCTTACAGCTGCCGACATCGTTTTCATGGCCAAATATAAAGCCACCATGACAGATCAGGATTTAATGTATGCCACACAATACCTGGCACAGAACAATTATAAAGGAGATTTTTAATGACACTATCAAGTTTTCTCAAGGCAAACAGCCTGTCGATGGGACAGGCCGCAAGAACCCTCGGAGTAGACAAGAGCCTCATCTCTAAAGTGTGCTCACAGACCTACCACGAATGGGAAAAGAAAGAGCAGGAAATCATATCCGCACTCCAGGCTAAAGGTTATACCAAGACTGCATCGGATGTCCTTACCGTGGACACCGACATCCTGGTCAAGACACGCAGCGTATCAAACTTCTTTGACCTCTGCGATGACCTCATAGACCCCGATTCCACGCTCTCCTCCTCGCTGGGCATGACAATCGGCACGGCAGAGCGCGGCAAGTCCCACGCCGCCAAGTGGTATGCAGGCGAACACGACACCGTATCATACACCCTGTACGTAGACGGTATGTCCAAAGTTCAGCTCCTGCGCAATGTATGCCAGACACTTGCCGGAATCCGTCCATACCACTTCGGCACATGCATCGCCACAATCGCCGAAGTCAACAAGGTATGCCGCCACCTCATCATTATAGACGAAGCCGACAAATGCCCGGTTGCGATGCTTGAGATGCTCCGCGGAATCAACGAAAGCTGCTCCGTACCCATAATGCTTGTCGGCGAGGAAACCCTCAAAAGCAAAATTGACGCAGTTCCGCGCCTTAAATCCCGAATCCGCAAGCCGATCTGTGTTTTTGAGACGCTCAACCCAATAGATGTAGCAGTCTATTACTCATCCGCGCTCGGTGTAAAGCTCGATCCAACGATGGCAGAAAACCTCTTCAAGAGAGCCCGCGGCGGCTTTAGATCCGTCGTAAACGACAGCCTGGCACTCGCCAAGATAGCCAGAGCTTCCGGAATCCCCACAATAACCCCTGCAATGCTCGACAAGCTGGTCTCCTGAGGTGTCTGATGATATACAAGCGGATGGAAAAACTTGCATTGGTGCACATAGCCCGGACACAGTGCGGTCTTGATGACGACTGCTACAGGGCTATGCTCCGCTCCTGTGCCGGAGTCGACAGCGCATCCCAGCTCAAGACCGAAGCCCAGTTCAACGCTGTCATGGCAGCCTTCAAAAAGCTGGGCTTTGTCTCTGCCGCCAAGAAAAACGCGCGCCAGATAGAGGCTGTAAAAGCCAAGGCCGCCAAGATCCTGGGCGACAATTACGAACGGCGTCTTGCAGGGTATCTGCACAAAATAGGCCGCCCGAACCTTTCAGCCTGCAAACCGCAGGAACTGCGCCGCATCATGGGCTTCCTCTCTGCAATGGAACGCAAAGGCGGCCAGGTTTGAACCTGTTTGATGCAAAGGAACTGCGCCAGCCCCTCACCAATGCGGCAAGATTTGCTCTTGTGGATGATGTTATCCAGCAGGCACAAGCTGGTCTTAAATATTTCTATCCAGTTCGTACAGCGGCAGGCATGATGCACATCTCCTACGATGAGATCCTGGAACACATCAAATATTACCGGCTGGATGCCGTGCTCATCCTGTCTGTCGTGCGTATCCCATGGTGGTCTATGTGCGAATATCTGCTTGATACGGATCAATCCCTCGATACACTCTACTGGAAGTATCTCTCAATGATCAGTAAAACGGCCGCCAGAGCCAAGAAAGCACAGCGCAAAAACAGCAGCCGTCAACCATTAAAATCGATACACGACATTGAGATGGAAGACCAAATCCGCCGTAAATTCGATGAAAAACACACAATAGACTACTTACCATGCACAAATTCAGTGCTAACACCAGACAAAATAGCCTATATCCTCAATGTAAGTCTCGCAACAGTCGACAGACTCATCAAGAGCGAGACGATCAAACCCATTGACGAACCAGGAGAGACAACACAGGTGCTAAAATCGGATGTTTTGGATTACGTGATGAAAAGAATGGTGGCCGAAAAGCCTGTAGAATTTCAAAACAGAACACAAGCGCCCACTATATCCCAGAAAAACCCATCAAAAACCGCTTAAAAATATCAAAAATTCTCATTTTTAATTATAAAAAACCGTCAGAAATTTTTAGAAATGAAAATTGTCCAACTGGGCATTTTTTAACATTTTGATTCCCTCTGCCTTTGCATTCTGAACTTCCAGTATTGCCTTAGCATCTCCTTCTGCCTTCTGTATAGCAGCCTCTTTCTGAGCCTCGGCCCGGAGGATCATCGACTCTTTCTCCGCTTGCGCTTCCAGAATCATGGACTGTTTTTTCCCTTCTGCCTCAAGGATTGCACTTTGCTTGTGTCCCTCTGCTATAAGAATCTGCTCACGGCGCTCACGCTCGGCACGCATCTGTTTTTCCATAGCTTCGCGGATAGCATCCGGCGGCATAATATTCTTAACTTCCACTCTGTTTACCTTGATTCCCCATGGATCTGTAGCCTCA